AACTTGTTAGAATCGCCCAGGCTCTTGCAAAAGAAAACCCGGATGCTACTCCGTCACAAATCAAGGAAGAAGCTGTAAGATACCTCAACACGGTCTATTCAGCGTTAAATCCAAAACAACAAGACACCCCCGGTCAGACCCAAACAGCAGGACAGGTTCAGGATTGGGAAGCTTTTCTTAACGGTTAATTTTTCTTTTTGAGGTTTTACAATGGCTCTTCTCGAAGGTGTATTTAATACAGTCCCCCGCTCTGGTCATCCCACGGAACTGAACGCTAAGTCGCTTTGTGCGGAACTCCTGCGTCTTAGTCCCAATGGCGCGAGTCCTATTTCTGGTCTTTCTGCGATGTTTGGTACTACTCCCGCTAAAGCGTCGACCCACGGATATTTCAGTAAGACCACGGAATTCATTGCTACCACTCTGGCAGCTAACTACTCGATCGGCGCGGCTACTATTTCCGTTACTTCTGCTAGTGGTCTTGGTGTGGATGATATTATCCATAACAACACCAGCAAAGAAAACATGCGGATCACTGCCATTTCTGGTACGACTCTGACTGTTACTAAAGCCTATGGTCGTATTGCTGATGCTGCTGGTACTTCCGGTCAGAAAATCATCAAGGTTGGCTCGGCTAAAGCAGAAAATAGTTCTCGTCCTACCGCTCGTCAATTCCCTGTTGTGTATGTTTCGAACTACACGCAAATCTTCCGGAATGCCTGGGCGATTACTGGTACGGCCGCTGCTAGTATGATGGAAATCGGCTACAATAATGTGGCTGAAAGCCGCAAAGATGCCGCTGTGATGCATACCATTGAGCAAGAAACCGCAGTTATTTGGGGTCAGGCGAAAATGGATACTTCTGGCGCTCAGCCTATCCATACGACGCAGGGTATTTTTGACGCTGTTCGTCAATATACTTCGGATGCTAACTTCATTACTGCGGCTACTGTTGGCTCGACGACTACCCTTACGCAACTGATTGGGTATTGTGCTAAAGCCTTTAAGTATTCGACTGATCTGAGCAATCCTCGTCTGCGCTATGCTTTCGGTGATGCTAAAGCAATTCAGGTTATGAACGAGATTGCTATCAAGAACGGTTCTGTTCAGCTCACTCCGGAAACTACTACTTTCGGTATGGATTATCAGAACTTCAAATTCTATAAAGGCACGTTGCGGCTTCTGGAACATTCGCTGCTTAATGGTTACGACGAAACTGCTGGCCGTCTCATCATTATTGATATTCCGTCGGTTAAACTGGCTTACATGCCTGGCCGGAACGCCAAAGTTGAACAATATGGTGCTGGCGGTCAGATCGTTGAAAACGGTACTGATGGACAAGGCGGTAGCTTTACTTCGGAAATGGCTGTTGAACTTCGTAATCCCTACGGCTGTGTGATTATCGAGGGTCTTACGGCTGGCGCTACTGGCTAATTTCTATGTGGTTTATAATCCCCATTGTCCTATGGTTTGCTCCCAGCCATTTCTGGACAATGGGGATTTTTCTTATCTAGCTAAGGAATAAAAATGGCTGAATTTGTACATGTTTATAACGACGGCGGAGGGATTAGAAATGTTCCAATGCGGGAAGGTGCTACAAGGCTTACTACTGATAGAGTTCTTTACCAGTCCGGCGTCCCTTGGTATATTCCAGCAGGTGACGGTGGTTCTAATGGACTGAGCTTTACTGGAACTCGAGGGGTTTTTACTTTGAGTGCAGAATCGCCGATGACAGGCTCTTTTAATGTGTTGACTTCTGGTGGTTATTGCTACCTACCTGCTGGAGCAGGAGGTCTAGCAACAGGCGGATGGTATTGGTTCCGCATGACAGATGGCACAAATGGGGAAGTGTTCGCAGAAACCTACTCTGGCACAGGGGAACCGGCTTTCGTCGAATCTCCGACTGCGCTTCCAAACCTATCTGCTGGTCGGATTACCCAGGTTACTTCCGAAATTTTTGGACCCTCTTTTATAATGCCAGGCGGCAGTATGGGGCCGAATGGGGTTTCAAAATATACCGTGAAGTGGGTCTCATCCAGCACAGCGGGTTCCAAAGCAGTTCGCTTGCGCGCCAATTCGTCTGTCAACTGGTGGGCCGCAGCCATGTCAAACACGTTCAACTCTCAGCTTGTACAAGCGACGAAATCGAATCTTGGAACACAAGCAAGACAGATCGGAAACCGTGTTGCTACGGCTCACGGATGGGATTGTGGGCCATCGGCCACAACATATTCCGCCGATGTTACGACCGTTGACACTTCCGTCGACGTAACCATGACTGTGTCCGCACAAATCCCGGCCAATACCGATTCAATCATCATGGTTCCGATGCAATTCATCGTACAGTACGGAGGCTAACCATGCCGATTATCAAATTCCCGAATACTGCAGCAGGAAAAGCGCAAGCTAATGCTATTCCTGAGCCGAAACACATCATGGAGGGGGCGCGCATTACGGTATTTACAGAAACCGATATTCCTCCAGCGGATGCGGCGGCCAACCCTGCAAACATCGTTCTAACGACACTGCAATTGATTCGTGGAGCAGACACGATTGGACGTGCTAGATGTCTCGCTATCCGGGCGTACATTCGTGGAATAGTAGGAGTTGATGCGAAAGACCCTGCCGATCAAATCGCCCCTACAGGAAACTTTTCTCAACAGCTTTATTGGGGTTATCACAATGCGACCATTCGCAGAACTGACGCAAACATTAATGCGTTGCGTGTTGCAATTCAAGGCGCAATGACGAACGCACAGAGTATTGCCGAGATGGACAACATCTTTATCGCCGGCAGTGGATATACTCCGTAATAAGGAAGGAGCTGAACAATGAACTTCTCTGAATGCGTTACCGTAGTTCTTGATCTGGTTAAACGCCCTGATAAATTGACCGCTGCGGAGATGGCCGTTAATTCAGCTCTTTCCAAAACTATCCTAAAGGGAGAATATCCTCAGGATCTGGTCGAGACGTCTATTCCTATTGACTCTTCCAAATACGCGCAAACGGTCGATCTAACTGCTATCTCTCCGCCACTTACTCGTTTCAGAAAATGGAAATATGTCAAGCAGCCAGGTGCCTATCGTTATCTGGAGTACCTCTCCCCTGATAAAGTATTTCAGCCAGGTAGTTTTATGCAGAATGATATATACTATATGGCTGGCACCAATTTGATGATCATTCCATCCACCACATCTGCGACTCTTGAAGTTGGTTATTATTCCTACGCCCCGGCCCTGAAGAATAATGAAACCTTTTGGCTTCTTGATCTCTGTCCTTATGCTATCATTCATGAGGCGGCAGCGATCGTTTTTGAATCCATTGGGGACACCCAAGCCGCAGCCGGAAATAGAAGAACTGGGGCAGACCTTCTCAAGGTAATGGAAACCGACATTCAACACGGGTACGCAGTATAAGTAAAAACAATAAGGAGAATAAGAATGCAGCAGGATCGACGAAAGTATGATGGACTATCTGATGCTGAAAAGATAGATAGAATTCTTGAAAAATTGGAGGAGATCCTGCAGGCATTTCCTTATGGAATAGAGCATCACAAAACTGAGCACATCGAGCGGGAAGATGATAAAAAGGCTAGTAAGGAACTGATCAAGAGTCTCAAATCTACCGCCATAAAATCAGCCGTGAATGCCTTTCTTATTCTCCTCGGCGCCCTCCTTCTTACAGGTCTAGTGACGAAGTTTAAGGAATTTCTAGGGAGTATTCACTAATGGGATTCGATACTTTCTATCACGAACTTCCAACTGAAGTTGGAACTGAGCTTCCTATCGGAGGATCTACTAATCAGGTTCTTGCTAAAGTAGACGGCACCGACTTTAATGTTTACTGGAAAACCGACGCGACTGGATCTGGACTTCCTACAGGCGGGTCTGCTGGGCAAATACTTACGAAAATAGATACAGTAGACTTCAATGCCAATTGGCAAACTCCCGCAGCTTTCACTCTTGGCCCATTCACTGTAAATGGAATTGCGGTAGCTAATGCTACGGATGACCTTACTACACTCTCAGATCTAGGAACTACAACTAAAGTTCTACATGGAAATGCCTCGGGAGTCCCTACTTGGGCAGCGGTCAGTCTCTCCACTGATGTAACTGGAAATCTCCCTGTAACAAATCTCAATAGTGGTATGGGTGCTAGCAATACAACATATTGGAGAGGGGACGGAACCTGGAGTACCCCTTCAGGAGGTGGGGGATCGGGAACTCCGCCATATCCTTGGAATTACGCTCATAATTCAAATTTTTTATATTACGCAGATGATCATCTTAGTGTAGCTTTTGAATCCACTACTGGATGGTCTGAGCATTGCTTTCGCTGGTATGGCCCGGTCGATGGTGCAGGATT